CGCGGAAGCGACCATAGCCACCCAGCCAGTACCAGCCGATTGGCTGGAGACGCTGCAAGTAGTCGGTCACTGTGCCACGAACAATCTTCGGTGCTGCACCGTTTCCATCGGTTGTGCTGTACGCCTTAGCAAGAGCCTGACGGCCCATGATGAGGGTTGCGTACACATCTATGGTTCCGCTTGAACCGCTGTTGTTGGATGCGTTTGCAAACAACGGGGCGCGTGGGGTTTCGATGAAACGCACCGATTCCCACTGTCCGATTTCGCCGTTGTAGATGTTGGCGGTGTCAACATATGCGTGTGGGTCACGCCAGTTGGCTGCACCGTTAGCACCACGGAAGTCGTAAGAAACATCGGGGTGGATGTAACCCATGTATGCACCATTGAAGGTTGCAACATTGGCCTTACGCAACTGGGCAACAACCTTACGAACATCGTCACCGATGAGAACATCGTCTGTGTTGATGGTCGTGCGGCTTGATGGGTCGGTAGCACCGCCCGTGGCATAGGTCACATTGGACCCGCCAGCAAGAACGCTGGAAACAACCTGGTCGATAGAGTCGCCAGCGTTGTAACCCACGATGTTTGCAGCCGAAGCGTTGACATCGAGGAACGCGGTTCCACGCAACTTGGCGGTGGTCACAACAGCGTTACCGTATTCTTCGAGGGTAACCGTTACCTGGCTGTCGCTCATAGCAACAGGGGTAACATCGGTTACTTCGTTGAGGGTGCTGGTCGCTGCTGCGATGTCTGCAAAGATGGTGAATGTAACACCCGTACCAGGCATAGCCTGTTGGGTTGGCTGCACATCGGCAGCCTGGTCGAACAAGAGTTCTGAACGCAGTGCGAAGTACGCAAGGCGGTCAAATGCTACCTGGTCAACCGAAAGGGATGAAGTGGTGGTTTCTCCAGCCATTTTAATTTCTCCTTAGATTAGGTTTACGAAAGTGATGCTCGCGCCTTATCCAAGATTTCCATTATTTCTTTTTCTGAGGATGCTGCCGCAATACGGGCCGCCCAATCCACAGGTTCATCAGAAAGGTTAACCCCTGCCGCAACCTGGTTACTGCGTGACCAGGCTTCCGCTTCCTCTTTCAGAGGGTTCGGATTCGCTCCTGCCACTAGACCTGCTTCGGCTGCGGCTGAACGAATTGCTTCGGGTGTCAACTCGCCGTCATAACCTTTCACGAAATACTTTGCCATCGGGCTGCCCATTGGGACACCTGCTTTGGCGAAAGCGAGTTCGCGTTTGGCGTTTTCGGCTTCCATCTTTAACTGCCTGAGTTCTTGGACTTCCTTCTCCAACTCTTTCATGTGTTGGCGAAGCGGGTTCTTTCCCGTTGTCTGCTGACCAGTTTCCTCGTCGTAGAAATCCTGTTCGTCTTGCATATGGCACTCTCCTTTTTTGCCCACATCACGCCCAGAGGAGACATGATGGCTGCGTTTTGTTGACACCCCATGTGTACGCCGTGAGTTGAGGGGGTTCCCTCACGGGTTCCTTCCTTGCGGAATCGTTTATAACTATACACCACTGTTGTTAGTTACAAGTGGTATTCGTAAAATTTATTGCAAACCAGTTACTGATGAGCCTTGGCCTGCGAAGCCACCACCGCCAGAGAATTCTGCGGTACGGCGTTCTTGCCGTTGACGGATGCGTTGTGTTGCGGCTGCGTTGGTGCCGAACACGCCACCGATTTGTTCTTCACGGGTGATTGCTTGTTCGCCTGGTGCGCCACGGAACAGTTCTTCCATCTGTTGTATCGCCCCGAAACCTTGCTGCGCTTGTTCTTGGGTGATGCCTTGTTGTTGTAACGCTTCTGCTTCTTGTTGGGTTAGGGTGATGCCACCGCCTGCTTGTGCGCCCCCTGCGATACGGGCTGCACCTGCTTGACGAGTGATGACATCACGGCCCTTGGTGGGGTCAAGGAAGTATGCGGCGAGGCTGGCTTCGTCTACTCCGTAGAGTCGTTTCATTTCTGCGATGGTGTCAGGGTTGGCGTTCTTTACTGCTAGGTAACCGCGTTGTACTCTGGTGTCTAGTTCTTGGGCTGAGACATCGTTGCCGATAAAGTTGGCAAGGTCGTCTTGTGTGTCGTAGAAACCTGGGGGAAGGTTGTTGCCTGCCAGGATTTGTTTGAGGCTGTCTTCGATACGCAGGTAGTCCCCAGCCGAATATTCGGTGAGTCCTTTTTGTCTACGGGCTTCGTTGCCTTTGAACCGTTGCTTGTATTCTGGGGTTTCACGGAGCATCAGTTCCAGAACAGGAAGGTTCGCTCCTTCGGCTAGTGACGGGTCATCAACTAAAAGATTTTCAACATAGGTTGTCAGTGAGGACAGGCCGATAGATGAAAGGAAGTTTCTGATAAAGGTTGGAGATGCTGCCATTACGATATCTTTCCAAATACTTTGGCGAGGTTAGTTGCCATTGACGAATACGCTTGACGGTAGTTATCGGTGCGCTTCCACTCAGGCAGGGACCTGATGTATTTGGTCCATTCGGCTTGGCTCATCATGCGGGACTGGCCGTTAGGCTGAGGGGAGAAGTCGAACAGTTTGCCGTACTTAGGTTTAGAAATGTCAATAGTGGATGGGTCCACTTCAAGGATTTGTGCCGCAATATTTTGGTACGGCTGAGACACATCGCTGATGGTCATACCTTGGTCCAACTGGTTTGTCAGACTGGGGTACAGGGTTTTAGCCAGGTTACGGAAGTTGTCGGTGATTTGCTGTTCCGACATTTCACCCTTGATGACTTGGGTGGCGTACCCCCGCAAGTCTTTGTTAGTCAGGTTGATACCGTAACGGCCCGCCAAATTGTTAAGGTTGACAGCAACCTGGCTTTCGTTGAGCCGTACCTTTTCCCCATCTTCTTTGGGTTTGCGGGTAATTTCTGTGCCAACATATTGGGCTAGTTCTTGGTCGCTCCAAGCGAACCGCAGCGCCTGGTTAGCAAGCCTGTTCAACTGCTGGTCGTTCAGACTGAACCCTAGGCTTTTAGCGTAGGAATCTATCTGGTTTTGGCGGTCTTGGATTTGGGCTGCGAACTCTGCTGGTTGACTGTTCTTTAGTTCAATGTAGGACAGTTCAGACTGTTGTTTTGATTTGAACCATTCGGTTGATTTGATGGCATTAACGAAACGGGTGGCATCCCACTTTTCTGCTACTGCTTTATCTATAACAGATTGTAACGCTGGTACAGAATCATAGAGGGTGACAATCCATCCGTATGCGTCTGTTGCTGCTGTTTTCCAATCTTCTTCCATATCAACCACCGCCCATTAACTGCGACAATAAACCTACATAATCTCCATACGATTTTGCTTTAACTTCCCCAGGGGCAGTGGTTTCCAACTGGGTTTGCACCAATGCTTCAGGGCTTGGTGGTTCCAGGATTTCTCCGCTGCTTTGATAAAATTTCTTTTCGTTTCCTTGGAAGGTGCGTACCAGTTCGTCGATTGTTTCTTGGTCAAGTTCGCGGCCTACAACACTTCGGGCAGCCTGGTTGAATACAAGTTTGAGGTCGTCTGGGTTTGACAATTTGTATGACGGGGTTGAGCCACCACCGCTGCTTGTTCCCATTGACGGATTCTGGTATAGAAATGCTGCGGTGTCTTTCCATTCTGCGCCATAAAGATTGGCTTGTCCAAGCAGTTTGTTGAACGCTGTGACCGTTGCTTGGTCAAGTAAACCTGGGCGGTAGGAACCTAGGAAACGGATACTTCTCAAAGCCCCTTGCACTTGGATAAGTTCTTCGGGTGCCATATCTGACAAGATGTTTTCGTCGTCGCCAGCAAAATACAAAGGTTCAAAAGTTTTTGCAGGTTGGTTGAAAATGTCTGGGGCTTGTGAACCCACAACATAGGAATATCCCCGATAATCGCTGCGACCCGTTGCAGGGTCTTCGTAAAGCCGACCAGTTACACCGATGGCTGAACGATACGGCCAGTCCTTTGGGTCGGTTGTTTTAAAGGCGGTTCCATTGTTCTTGGCCAACTCCATGAACATATTTAACAGTTCATCAGCGGTAGGGGTCGTCGGGACTGTTGTAGAAGGAGATGGTGTGTTCTGTGGTTTCGGTGCCATGTTAATCTTCCAAACCTATTTCAAATTCTGGGGCCAACACATTCTGCCACACAAAAGCAAACTGTGGCACCATACGAGCCAATTCGTCACCAGCCTTGGTTAAACCGATGCGAACATATTCGGCGTTGGCGTTCTTTGTCCAGTCGGTCCCAAGGTCAGCGGCTTGATATTCGGATACATACCATTCACGCAGCCCCATATAAACCTTAACCATTTTGCCTACCTCTGATTGTTCAGCGAACGGGCTATCAGCAATTTCTTGAAGTTGTTGGATTTGTTTTTCGCGTCGCTTGGCTGATTCAACCCAACCGTACTTTCCATCCCAGAATGGGAACAGTGATTTCACCTGCTCTTTAATGTTCCGCAGTTGGCTTTGGCCTTCGTTAGAAGCAAGATATTCCACATCGTAACCCGCTTTGGCGATATTGACCAAGAAGTATCCCATTTGGCTTTGGGCATCTTCTAGCATGGTACGCGGGTCTGTGCTTTCCCTCATGCCACGGTACTTTTGGCGGGAGTATGCGCTGGGCGAAAAATCTCCTGACATCGGGCCGAAGTATCCTGCAACATCAGGGAAGGTGTCTAAAAGTTCTTTGTTGGCTGAAGCCCATCTGTCGTATTCTTCGGTTGCTTGCAGGCCAGGGATTTTGCTTTTGGTGATATTTCCGAACAATGCCCAGACACTTGTGCCGTACTCTGCCAAGAATTTGGCTGTGCCATCGTAACGGTTTGCTCCGTTGGCCTCTGCCTCATCTTCATATTGGCGAAGTTTGTCGGAAAGGAAACCCACACGGATATCACCCTGTTTTGTTTCAAGCATAAAGTTTGTGGTTGGAGAAGCAATCACAGCCTGGGTTAAGCCACGCATAAAGAACAGAATGTTTGTTTTGGTTTCTACTTCTTTAAGAACAGCACTCATTTCTTGTTCTGTTTTAATAACAGGAATTGTTGACGAATAGGCTTGCAGTACCTTGTTGTAATACTGTTTGTAGTCAACTGTGGATTCTTGGTTGCCGAAAATCACTTTGGTAAAATCTTTTAATGCTTCACCGATAACGGGTGTTTCGCCTGCTAACTGGCCGACAAGTGGGGCCATGCGACGCAGCCAGAGAGGGCGTGGGTCCAGGGCTGATACAATCGAACCGCGGTCTTCTGGTCGACCCATCGGGAAAATGATTTCTGCGATAGTCGACATTTCTGGGTCGTTCAACTTGTTGAAATAACTCAATGGGATTTGAACAGTAAATCCGACACCTGGAACAATCTGGCCTATCATTGACATTTGCCGTGCGCTGACTTCATAGTTGGCCGTTGGTGTACCTGTTAGGAATCGGGCGATTGCGCCAGTCATGGGGAGAGCAAACACTTCGTTACCGTATGCGTTGCGGTATAGGAAGCCTTCTGGTTTGCCGTCATAGTCGACATCTCCAGGCCCGATGGCGGTTGCTCCTTGTAGTGCGCTGACACCAAGCCCTGCCCAGTATGCAAGTTCTGGGCGTTGTGCAACAAACTTCATGTATGTTTGTGCTTGTTCACGGAACGCTTCGAAGAATGGGAACAGCAGTTGGTGTTGGTAACCGAACAAAGAACGCTTCGATGAATCATAGAGGGTATCGACTGTTTTATTTGTGGCGTATGCGTTAGCAAATTTGTCGATTGCTTCTAGCGATTCGCCATCTTTGGTTACGCCTTGTGCTACACGGGCTTCGGCTTGGTCTAAAGCAAATTGAAGTCGTTTAAGTTTTGATTTTGGAAGCCCTGCTTCAAGGGCCGATGCCCTCAGCGCGTCTACGGCTTCTTGCGATGCGGTACTGAGGGTGGCTTCTACGGCATCCCAGTATGCGCCGCGCCACAAAGGGCTGCGAGCCAGAAGGTCGGATGTTTGTCCGTACATACCTTGAAAGTATTTGGCAACCAAATAGTTTTTGGCATCCCAAATTTTGCCAAGGCCAGACATCATTGGATTTTTGTCAAGTTGGAATTTCGGGAAATACAAAACTTGGTTTGCAGAATCGGCTGCTTCAACATATGTTGACCCGAGAAAGTCTTCGTATTCTGGTGCCGCAACCCAACGGCCTGTTGGCTCACGGAAGAACGCTGGCTGGTCGTTAAACAGGCCCGTGGCGAGAACATCTAGGTTGGCCTGGTTGGTGCCAATGTTTTGATATATTTCTTGCGTAACCAAACGGACATATGCGGCGACACTATCTGGTGCGTCTGCCATGAAACCTGGTGCTTTGCGACCCAGTTTCTTGAAATAGTCTAAATAGTATTCTTTGCCTGCACCAAATAAAATCCATTGTTCGATTGCTTGCATACCATCAGAAGTTATGTTTCCTTCTTTTAGAAGTTCGCCATATGTTTTTGTAACTGTTTCGATTTCTAAGGTTTCTACATTTTTGAATTTCATGTTTCCTAAATCGTCATAAACAGGAACAGAAATTTTGTCTTCGTCGAATGGTCTGCCGTTAGCAACTCGACGATAAATCGGGTTGTTATACATATCACCCGTTTGATGGGCTACACCTGCAACAAATTCGTCACGGAATCGAAGGTCGCTTTTTTGAATGGTGGTAGTAAAACCATGTCGTATATCGTCGCCCACCAAATACGAATTGGTGCCTGTAGCAATAGCCTTTTCTGGCATATTGCCTATCATCGCGTCAGTGAATTTTGGTAGGTCGGAATCAAACTTGGCTTGTAGTTTTGCTAACTCATCTAGTTTCGTTGGGTATTCAGCAAGTTCTTCTGCAAAGGTCGCTGCCATTTCGTCGGCTTTTTCAATCTTTCCTGCTTTGCGAAGTTTTGATATTTCTTCTGTGATTTCGCGGAGTGATGCTATGTCCAGTTCAAGGTTGCCGATGTCTGTTGCTAGGTTGAATGTTTCCCCGAACACATCGGCTGTGTATTTGCCCTTTGCTCCACCAAAGAGTCCTGCCTGGACTGCCGCAAACCATTGTGCTGGTGATTCAAAAGTACCCGTAAGAAGGGTTCGCATGATTTCGTCTGGCACAACTTTCAACATATGTTTAATGCCGATAACGACAGACGGTTTCCAAATTTCTGACGAATATTGCAGTAATGCTTTTTGCATAAAACGATTCGCTTTGAATACCTGGCCAGCAATCGGAACATTTTCCATGCGGCGAGCCATACGCCCCAGAGTGCCTGTTGCTTGAATAACATCCCTTAACTTGGTCGGGTCGAACAGGTACATTCCTTGGCTCATCAACTGGGTTGTACGCAACGGACCTTCAAAGCCCGTTAGATGCCAAGGGGATGGGTCTGCTGCCACATCTCGAAGTGACATTGTTGTGACATCTGCTATTGTATTTTTGAATTTAGCAATAACCCGTGCTTCTTCGGAACTTATTCCTGCTGCCTTTAGTGCTGGTTTGATGATGGTATTTGCGAAGTCAATAGAGAATTCAAAGAAGCCACCTGTTTCCCCGCTTTGATAAATTTCCATTAAACGCGTAGTCCATTTGTTTCTTTGCGCCAAAGACATATTGAGCGCGCCTGCAAGGTCGTCGAATCGTTTTACTCCACGGCCCATGTCGTCAAATGGGATAAACAAATTTTCTGGCAGGGTTTGGAATTGGCGGGTGTATCGGCTGGATGCCTGTTTGACTGCAAACCCCAATTCAGATATGCCGTTATATGTTCCAACTGGAACACCACCAACATATGAGGTGGGTGTTCGTTTTACTGCTTCTGTTACAAGGTCCCATACTTCGTCTACAGTTTTGGCTTTTGCTATGTCAAGTGCTAAGGCTGGGGCGTTGCCGCGTAGATAGATTCTCCAGATTGTTGCTGGGTCAGTTTCTGCTGCCATCGCTTGCAGGATTGGTTGTATCCAGGGGGCGTTGCGATTTTTTTCCCATACTGTTGGGACCAAAGTTTTGCGGCCTGGGGTTTTTTCGTATGGCGCTCCTACTTCATCTCGAATGATATCTCTTTGGGTGTTGTATTTTGTGTAGAAGTCGTCGACTTTGCCACGCAAATTCGAAATGGCGGATTGCAGTTCGTTGTTTTCCTTCATCGTGGCAATAACATCATTCACTGGAAGACGCTCTCCAGTTAAGACATCTACTGTTTCAAGATTGTCTAAATTGAAAATTACTTTGGCGGTATGGTCACCATATCCACCAATGCGAATTCCACCAGCATATTGGATGCCATCGTAGCCAAGTTCTTTTAATGTGGCGTTGAGTGCCACATCCGTAAGGAAGTTCCCATCTGCGTCTAGACCTATATTTGCAGGTCGCGGAGCATGGAAGTTTTCTTTGATTGCGTTCCAATATCGCCTACCGACCTCTAAAGGAGTGCCAGTTGTGTCAATTTGTAATAGTTTTGCAAATTGTTGGAATGTTTTTAATTCGTTTCTTACAGGACTAAATGTTGATTCAGTTGAAAACAGTGTTTGAAGTTCTTCGAATTTTTCTGGCGATACATAATCTTTTGGTACTGTGCGCCTAAAAATGTCTATGAATTCGTTGTAATCCATTTCTTCAACATTGAGTTGTAGAAGTCGACCCAGTTTGCCAAGTTCTCTTGTTCTATAACCAGCCAGTCCTTTTCCTGCCCCTTGCGCCATCAACGATGTGGTGTCATATTTAACAAACTGTGCTGTCGATGGAGAACGAGAATATTCGTATAGAAATTTTTCAAAATCAAAGTTTATAAATCCATCTAACTTAAAGTTTGGATTAGAAAGATTTTTGGCCAATTCTTGTGGCGTGGAATCAAGGTCTATTAACTGGTTGCGGTAGTTTGTTAGTTCTGTATACCTTCTTCCAGATTTGGTTTCATGCAGATAGAATGGGTCTGCTTCACCAGCCAACATCTGATAGGGGCTTAAACTGTATGGGCCACTGATAGTTGGTCTATCAAATGGGAACCTTTGCATCGTTCGAATTATGTTTGCTGGAGCAGAAGGTATATTAAATTTTTTATTTATGTAGTCAATAATTTCAAGTGATAGAGGTTCTTCTCCGTCAAGAAGATTTGGTTGGTACCCTTCTTTCCACTGAAATCTTGTAATACTTCCAGCCTCTGTATCACCCATGCCTGGTATTGCAGTAACGGGCGCGGCACGAGAGGTCCCAGGTGGGAGTTCAACATTATAAGAAGAACTAAATTCGGAAGGAGTGACAAGTGTGAAATAACTTTCGGGAGATGTTTCTTTGTAATTCAAATACGATGTGGCGACCATCGGGTTGTCAGTCACATATATGCCAGGACCAAAAAGATTAACCGCTGTAGAAGGGTATCGTGGGTCGTCGATGGCTACAAGTTCACCCATGTCAACCATTTTGGAACCGTGGAACATCGCTCCTTCTTGGCGCATAAGCGATTTGGCTTTTGCTTGTACTTCTGGTGCTAACTGTGTGGCACGGAACTCTATGTCGTTAAACACCACAAGTGTTGTGTCTATGTTTGTCATCAGTTCTTGCATTTGTGCTGATGCTTGTTGTGCTGCTGGTGTTGCTCGTTCTGTGCGTACACGGCGAATTAGGTTTCCGTCTGCGTCTAGGACTTCGACGAATTGTTGGCCTCGTCGTGCTGCCCAGTCGTCTGCTTTGCCCCACCAATAGTTTTTTAGTCTGTCTGTGAGTGGTGGAACGATTTTGCGTAGGTCGTCGTAACTGTAGGCGAAGGCGCTGGCCATGTCTTTTGCGCCACGGTACAGTCCTTTGACTTGTCCTGGTAGGCGCTTAAGGTCCCTGAATGAGAAGGTGGGGTCTGCTTTTAGATAGGCGGCCATGTCTGTGATGCCTGTGCCTATGTTGTAGATTGTTGAACCTTCTTCAACTACACCCATTTCGGTTAGGGGACCGAACAATGCTCGACCTGGTGTGAGAACTAGACCACCTGATGTTGTGGGTCTGGC